GTTGATCCAAAGTTTATACCTGATTGTAATCCAGATTTGCTTGATCAATACTACATGGACAAGAAAACTCTATGGGAGTTGACTCACAACGTCACAATCTATGGTGTCAAAGCAGAACCATATATTGAAAGACCAAAGGTCACACGTAAGAAGAGTCAAGGTGTGTATAGTCTTATGAAGAAGACATGGATACAAGAACCCGAAAGAATTGAGGGTGATGTTGAAGAAAAAGAGATAGAGAAAAAAGTAAACAACTTCAAAACTAGAATCGATGCATTCATCAAGAATGAAAATGCAGAGGGATTGAGAGAACTGGTCAAGAAACTTAGAGATAGTAGGTCAGTATCACTACAGAAATATGGAGAGTATGGTTTTGAGAATATGGTATTCAAAGAACTAAGAAATCAAGGATATATTGACAAAGTACGTACAGTTGTGGTAAACTTGAAATCAAAGAACCTTTCTTTATGATAAAAATTATATTATTCAAGAACAATCTTGTTCTTATTTCGAGAATAGAAGAGGTGTCAACTGAATTAGGTGAACCAGATTGCAAACTTATCGACCCTTTTGAATTGAAGGGTGAGTTTTTAGAGTCATGGCCTTCATTTACTACACAACGTGAAATGATGGTGCACTCTGACAGTTTTTTGACTATAATAGAACCAGATAAAACACAATTAGATAAGTATCAGGCATTGACTGCTAAGAATGTCACAGAAAAATCTTAGAATATTATGGTTATATCCTAATCAGCACATGAGAGTGACACCACCAGGTGGTGTTGCAATTATATCTGCTTGTTTGAAACGTGCTGGTTACCATAACATGGAATTGTTTGATGCCACATGGTATCCAGTTGATGAGGGTGAGGAATTTGCTAGACCAGATAGAGATATAGAAAGAGCAAAAAGACAGATGTTCCCTGAGTACAAGTGGGAGAGATCTGATCTAGATCCAGATATGTTCATGCTTGAAGATACTGACATGTATACTGCATGGAGACAGAAAGTTATAGATTTCAAACCAGACGTTATCATATCATCAGTTGTTGAGGACACTTATTATCTGTGGAAGAAATTCATGGATCAAGTGACTGATAGGAAATTCATCAGTGTATGTGGTGGTGTTTTTTGCACATATTATCCTCAAGCATTTGAAGGTAAGTGTGATTACATCCTAAGAGGAGAGGGTGATGAAGTAGTTCCAGAGTTGATGGATCTTATAAGTGAAGGTAAGACAGGTCATCACCTCATGAATGTGCATCCTAATCCAATGCGACCTGCAATGAATGTCAATTCTCTACCACCAACTGATCATGAGATTTTTGATGAGAGATCATTGTATAGACCATTTCATGGTAAGATAATAAAGATTGCTACGGTAGAAACACAACGTGGATGTCCTTTCAAGTGTAAGTTTTGTAACTCACCATCCAATGCAGCATTGTACAAAGGTGAGACAGACAGTTTATTTTTTAGAAAAAGAACTGTAGAGCATCAAGAGAGGGAGATTGTAGATCTTATTGAAAAACATAACATAGAAGTCCTTTGGATTGTTACTGATACATTCCTCACTATGTCAAAAAAAGGTTTTGATGAGTGGGCAAAAATGTATTCCAAATATAAATTACCATTCTTTACACAAACAAGACCAGAATTACTGACACCTTACCAAGCACAAACTTTGAAAGAGTTAGGTTGTTTGAAGTTGAACATGGGTGTAGAGCATGGTGATTATCAATTCCGTAAAGATGTTATTGGTAGAATATATGAGAATGATAGGGCAATAGAAGCATTTAAAATAGCGAGGGATGCAGGTCTTTCTACCACCTGTAATTTCATCATAGGATATCCATACGAAACTATGGAACACTGTATGAAATCTGTGGAGTTGGCAGCACAATTACATTGTGATGATACAAATGCATTCATCTATACTCCGTATCATGGCACTCCAATGAGAGACATGTGTGTTGAAGCAGGGTTTGTTGATAAAGATCTCATTGTGGAGATGAGAAGTGATGATCAAGGCACGTATCTTGATATGCCAGCACCATATATGAGTAAAGATGACATACAATACATGTTCAATAATTTTGTCAGGTTGTTTAGGGAACGTGAACGTGCTATCATGTCTTCATGAGATATTATACTAACGTTCAGATGGTCGGGAATGATTTTCTCGTCCGTGGATATGAAGGTGGCAAAAGTTTTACATCAAGGGAGTCTTTCCAACCCACGATGTTTGTTCCTAGTAAGAAAAAAACAAAATATAGAACATTAGATGGCAAATATGTGCAGAGTATACAACCTGGCACAGTGCGAGAGACCAGAGAGTTTATTAGAAGTCATGAGAATGTAGATAACTTTGAGATATATGGCAACAACAGGTACATATATCAGTATATTTCTGACAGATACCCAGAGAATGAGATAAAATTTGACCTCAAGAAAATGAATCTTGTGACCATTGACATCGAGGTCAAGTCAGAGAGTGGATTCCCTACTGTAGAGAAGTGTGATGAGGAGATGTTGCTCATATCACTACAAGATTACAATACTAAACGTATTTTGACGTTTGGTGTAGGTCCTTATAGGACACAGGACAAGATGGTCAAGTATGTGCAGTGCAATGATGAGTATGATATGCTCACACACTTCATAAATTATTGGTCTGCTACACCACCAGAGGTAGTTACAGGGTGGAACTGTCAATTATATGATATACCATACCTTGCTAAGAGAATCACAAGAGTGTTGGGTGACAAAGCATGCAAGAAACTGTCACCATGGGGACTGGTAACACACGAAGAAATATACATGGCAGGTCGTCCACACCTCATGTATGACATCGGAGGTGTGACTGTCCTAGATTACATGGATTTGTACAAAAAATTCACATACAAAGCACAAGAATCATACAGACTAGATTATATTGGTGAGGTAGAACTAGGACAGAAGAAACTAGACCACTCTGAACATGATACATTCAAAGAATTTTACACAAAAGCATGGAATAAATTCGTAGATTACAACATCCAAGACGTTAGAATCGTTGACGGACTGGAAGAGAAGATGAAACTGATAGAACTTGCCATCACCATGGCATTTGACGCAAAGGTAAACTTTACAGATGTGTTTTATCAGGTTAGAATGTGGGACATGATCATCTACAATGATCTGAAAAAGAAAGGTATTGTAATACCACCCAAGAAAGAGCATGACAAAAGCGAAAAGTATGCAGGTGCCTATGTCAAGGAACCTATACCTGGTATGTACGACTGGGTTGTTTCTTTTGACCTCAACAGTCTGTATCCTCACCTTATTATGCAGTACAATATATCTCCAGAGACTGTTCTAGACGAGAGATTCCCGTCTGTTTCTGTTGATAAACTGTTGAATGAGGAGGTAGATTTATCAGGTCTAAAGGACGTTACTGTCTGTCCCAATGGTGCCATGTTTACCACAAAGAAACGTGGTTTCCTACCCAAATTGATGGAGAAAATTTACAATGAACGTGTCATCTTCAAGAAGAAAATGCTTGAGGCGAAGAAGGAGTATGAAAAGACCCCTACAAAGCGTCTCGAAAAGGAAATTGCAAGGTGCAACAACATCCAAATGGCGAAAAAGATTCAACTTAATAGTGCCTATGGTGCTATCGGGAATAATTATTTTCGTTATTATATGCTTGCGAATGCTGAAGCGATTACTCTCGGAGGTCAGTTCAGCATTCGGTGGATCGAGCGTAAAATCAATCAATACATGAACAAAGTACTAAAAACGGAGGAGAAAGACTATGTTATTGCCAGTGACACTGATTCTATTTACCTGCATATGGGTGATTTGGTCAGTAGGGTATACGAAGGTAGAGAAAAGACTACTGAAGGGATTGTTTCGTTCATTGATAAGGTGTGTCAGGTGGAACTTGAGAAGTATATTTCGAGTTCTTACGAAGCGTTGGCCACGTACGTAAACGCATACGAACAAAAGATGTTCATGAAGCGAGAAACTATCGCTGAACGTGGTATATGGACAGCAAAGAAGAGATATATGTTGAACGCATGGGATATAGAAGGAGTTAGATTTGCAGAACCAAAGTTGAAGATGATGGGTATTGAAGCGGTCAAGTCATCTACCCCTGCACCATGTCGTAAGATGATCAAGGATGCTATCAGTATCATTATGAATGAATCAGAAGATAATGTGCAAGAATATATCAAGAAAATGAGGACAGAGTTTCGTAAAATGAACCCTGCTGATATAGCATTCCCTAGAACTTGTAACAATGTTGCAAAGTATAGGAGTCACTTGACTATCTACCAGAAAGGAACACCAATACATGTCAGAGGATCACTTTTATTCAATCATTATTTGAAAGAGAGAAATTTGTTGGGTAAATATAATGTAATCAACAACGGTGAGAAAATTAGATTCTGTTATCTAAAAACTCCGAACCCGATACGAGAGAATGTTATATCATTCATCAACGATTTCCCTGTAGAACTAGGTCTAGCACCCTATATTGATTACGATTTACAGTTTGATAAGTCATTTATCGAACCTCTAAAGGCGATACTAGATGCTATTGGTTGGTCAGTCGAAAAGACTGCAACCCTAGACTCTTTCTTTGTTTGATGCTATAATGTACACGACACTATTACTAAATGGAATTACCAATCAACGATAAGGAACTTGCTGTCATTGTCAACGCTTTGACTTTGGGAGGATCTTCTTCATTGTATCAAAAATTGAAACTTGTCAAAGAAGTTAGGGAAGAAAACCCTGACGGACCTTATAAAAAAATTCTCAGAGAACAATATGGGATGGTGATCTAATGAGAGAACAACTTATCAAAGCACTTCTTGCTCATGCACAAGGAGACATTCAAAAACATGTAGCGAATGTAGAAGTCTATCTACAAAACCCTGCAGGTATTGGCGAACACTCTAACATAGTGGAGGCGATAGAACAAGAACTTGATATGATAGCAAAGTATCAAGATCAGATTGACATCATCCACAAGTACTTCAAGAAGTAATGTTTTTTGACAAGATTAGTCTGGTAACAGGTGGATTTGATCCCATACATAGCGGTCACATACAGTATTTTGCGAGAGCAAAAGACCTATCAAACTACTTGGTGGTAGGTCTCAATGGTGACCCATGGTTGAAACGAAAGAAAGGACAATACTTTCAATCGTGGACAGAACGTGCAGATATCATACGTCATCTTGACATGGTTGACGCTGTGATATCATGGGATGATGCTGATGACTCTGCCTGTGGTGCAATAGACAAGTGTCTTGACATCGCAGAGCAGGTTATCTTTTGTAATGGTGGTGATCGTGCCAAGGGAAACACACCAGAACTTGACAAATTCGTCAACAATGATAGAGTAAAGTTTGAATGGGGTATCGGTGGCACCGATAAAATGAACAGTAGTTCTTGGATACTACATGGTTATTTTGAACGCCAACGTAAATTATTAGGCATTTGATTATGGACTTATTGAACGAAATAGTAAAGGAGATTGGATCTGACTATGCGAAAATCGCATCCGATAAGACAGATACTGAGAGATATATTGACACTGGATCGTACATTTTTAATGGACTCGTTAGTGGGTCTATTTTGGGCGGTGTTTCTAGCAATCGCATTACTGCTATTGCTGGTGAAACGTCAACTGGAAAAACTTACTTCTCCCTCGCAGTTGTCAAGAATTTTTTGGACAATAATCCTAATGGTTATGTCCTTTATTTCGATACTGAGTCTGCAGTCAACAGGGAACTCCTTGAGTCTAGACGAATTGATACAAAAAGGGTCGGACATATCGAGGTTGTCACTGTAGAGGAGTTCCGTAACAAGGCACTCAAAGCGTTAGACATATATCTGGATAAACCAATAGAAGAAAGAACACCATGCTTGTTTGTGTTAGACTCACTGGGCATGCTTTCTACTGAAAAAGAAATTAGAGATGCACTAGAGGACAAGAACGTCAGAGACATGACGAAATCACAACTTGTCAAGGGTGCATTTCGTATGCTCACACTCAAATTAGGTCAAGCAAATGTCCCACTCATTGTCACAAATCATACATACGATGTCATCGGAGCTTATGTACCAACGAAAGAAATGGGGGGAGGTTCTGGACTCAAGTATGCAGCAAGCACAATCATTTATCTCAGCAAGGCAAAAGAGAAGGATGGCACGGAAGTCATCGGAAATGTTATCACGGCAAAGACTGTCAAATCGAGGTTGAGTAAGGAGAATAAGTCAGTCAAGATACGACTGTTTTTTGATGATCGTGGTCTGGACAAATACTATGGTCTACTTGATCTTGCAGAGAAGTATGACATTGTGAAGAAGGTAGGTAATAGGTATGAAATCAAAGGTAAGAAGGTGTATGCTAAAGAAGTATACTCTAACCCAGAAAAATACTTTGATGATGA